CCGAGCTAGTTTCCTCCGCGCTGAGAAAGCTCGAACCACTCCTTTGGATAACATCATGCCTCACATGAAGCGTGATTTAGGTGTGATTACTGTTATTGGAAAAGACGGACCAAAGTCTTGTCTAGCATTTCCAATTGAGTCAAATTTTTATTTGACTGTGAGTCACATGATTCCCAAGGAGGATGAATTTGAGGTTACCATCGTTCATGAGAATGCTCTGAACCCTACGGTAGCCAAACAAAAATTATCGAGTGTCCATGTACACCATTTTGAGGGTAAGGATTTATGTCTTCTACAAATCCCAACCGCCATACCTCGAAGGGGTTACCTCGATTTTTTGAATGGCCGAGATCAACATGTCGGTACACAAACTGTTAAATTTGTGTCACTTGATCTCGACACACACGTTCGCTTCGAAACAGCGACCAGAATGTATCCTCACTGGAATATGTTTAGTAGCAGCGTGAAAACAGACAAGGCTACCCTTGTCAAGCCCTACCAGTATCCTGTGCCAACGGGCACAAAACCAGGTATGTGTGGTTCATTAATCGTTGACTTTTCCAAAAGTCTGATATATGGATTTCATGTGGCTGGTGACGGACGAACAGGGTTATGTTCTACAATCTCTAGGGAGATGATAACCGAGGCGTTGGCTCGATTTAATGGATTTATTCCAGCAAATTGTGGCTCATTGCAATTAGGTTCTCAAACTCTCGAGAAAGGATTGGGTTTTGTTGAACTAGTAGTGGATGATCCTACGGTTGACAAAGCTATACACGAGCATAACTGTGTAGTCGAGGGTATATTACCTGGTGCAAGTGCCACCTTCAAAGATCCTTATAGACCTCACCCCTATCGAAAATCGGTAGAAGATGCTTTTGGACCTGCGATGAGTGTACCACCTCAACAGGTAAATCACCCATTCCATAAACGGAAGGCTCTCTCGAAGTTATCTTCGCCTAATCAAGAATTTTCTGCCGATGAGGTAGAATTCGCTAGGAAAGATTACGTGAATGACATATTAGATGTTATTGACGAGATGCCTAAAAGAGAGCGTCAGGAGTTATCCCGTATATTAACCCTGCAAGAATCTCTTGATGGAATTGGTGAAAAGTCGTTAGGTGGAATTGATAACAGTACTTCTGTTGGATTCCCCTACAAGGGCAAAAAGATAAATTTCTTGGAACGCGATCCCTTAGATGAGACGCAGCCATTGGTTCCGAGAAAGCTGGTAGAATACAATGGCATAAACATCGAACATGAGGTACAAAAGATGTTAGACATCTACCGGCAGGGCAAATCCTGTCGGCCTCTGTTCAAGTGTTCGATGAAGACAAATGAACTACTACCCAAACACAAGTTTAAAGCTCGTGTTTTTATGGGAAGTAATTTTCCTTTCCTGTTGATTTGCAGAATGTACCTGGCACCCTTTATCAGGATGGTGTCCCGGAACAAAATGCTTTTCGAGTCAGCGAAGGGAATAAATATGGACAGTGTTGAAGCTGAAGAACTTTACAATCAGCTCAAAGAAAATCCAGATCGAATTGTAGCATTAGATTACGCCAATTTTGATCAGACTATGTCCGTTCAGGTGTCTTCAGCCGTGTCGGGATCAATCGTAGATATTTTGAAACGATTGGGATGCGGTAATGAACACATAACAGTTGTGAGAGGTATATTGACCGATATCAATTACCCCAACCTCCACTTCTTTGGTACTATCATCCAACTCGCTAATAGCGATCCATCAGGAAATCCAATAACAACGGAATTGAATGGTGGAGTGAACTCAATTTATTTACGGATATTCTTTTTCCGTTTATACCCCGGCCTACGGGGAAAATTGAGATATAGGCAAGCAATTAAAACAGCTACCTATGGGGATGATAATATCTCATCGGTCCCAAAAGCTTATGATAAGTTTAACGGGACCAATATCATTAAAGTTGGTAAAGATCTCGGTTTGACCATTACTATGGCAGATAAAGATGCCGAAGTTACCGACTTTACCCACCTTACTGAAAGCGATTTTCTTAAACGCAAATTCAGATTTTGTCCTGATCTCGGTCGCATACGTGCACCTTTGTGCAAAGATTCCATTTTGAAGTGTTTCTATTTTATGAAGAAAGATTCACCTGAAACACCAGAGGAATTATTTAGACAAAACGTTGACGGCGCTTTGAGGAAAATGAGTCAACATGGTCGGGTTCCTTTTGAGGAGCTCAAAGCTAAATTGAATCATATAGCCCGTAAGCATGAGATTGACGATACGGTTTATTGGTGGGGGTATGACGAATTGATCAACAATGATCGAAAGTTGTACTATGATAATTACCGGGGATATTCACTGGCTGATGCACCAATTGGTCCAGCGGTGGATACTGGTTTTAGGAGTGAATCCTTTGATCGTCCTAAACCAGTGCAAAAGACGCAGTACCTCGGTTTGGGGATGTTGGCTGAGATTGTATTAGCAATCTTGCCTTTCTTCAAATCGGGACGGTTTGCGGATATCGGATTGAGCTTTAACGCCTATGCGTGGGTATTAAGCTTAATCACTTCAGCATACTATATGATACCACGATCTGATTTGGATCCGTGGGATAGAACATGGTGGTCGCGGTTAGGGTTCTCTTTGCGGGATAACCTAGCCCATATGTGGTTGTCACGAGAGAGTGACATTATCCGCAAACAACCAGCATGTATCGTGCTTGAAGGTCCAGCAGGTTCGGGCAAAACGACTTTAGCGTTGGCTTTAGTCAAACATTTGTTCGATCCTATTGGAGGTATTCAAAAACATGAGATTATTGTACTCAACGAAGAAGACGACTTTCAGTCGGAGTACCGTAGTCATCATCGGGTGGTGATCCTGGATGATGTGGCCAATACAAAATTGGGGCCATTGATGACGAGCAATCCATTGAGG